TTGCTGATCTAAGACGCTATATACTACAACAGAAAGAAATTATTATTTACTATGAAGATTCGGTAAAGCCAAAAGAGGAAGAACCGACACAATAACATTGAGAATTATATTATGATACCAAAGATTTTATTGCAAGTTTCGAGAGAGCCTTTCCTTGATGAAGTTAATGCTGGATGGGCTGAACGAAATGGTTGTGGATGGAAGATAGACTGGTATGACGACGAAAGAATACTGGAGTATTTTGACGAAAATCCACTACCAGAATTCCCGAACATAGTAGATGTTTTTAATAGTTTCACAGGTGCGCATAAATCTGACCTGTTTAGATACTATTACTTGTATTTGAATGGTGGGGTCTTTTGCGACTCTGATCTAATGCTAACAGGGGATTTATCTGAGCTGGATATAGATGGACACGATCATCTATTCACTGTGTGTGACTTGGATATGAATGTGAATGCTGAAGTGTCTCTTAATGGAGAGAACTTTCTTCTAGGTACGACAGTATTTAACGGGTTTATAGGTGCGAAGCCAAATAGTGAAATCATTTATGATGCTTTGGTGAATGCTTATACTACGACACCCGAAACATTGGATCAACATTATCTCTATTTTTGTCAAGAGATGTATCATATTATGGTCAAACATAAAGACAAATATGATATTAAGTTGTTTGAAGAGTATATGATCGGAGGAATCGATAATGTTTCTCACGTTATAGAGAGTGGTGTTGATGGTGCCCAAAACGTTATCGCAGTACACTTCTTTGAAGAAGATAAATATATACCATTCGATTACATTGAATATATAAAGAACATAAAAATAAATAAAGGATAACTAAGTAGATGACCAATAAAACAGAAGCTGCAGCGTATCTTGCGCAGTCAGCATACCTTGACGCAGAAGCATTGAAGAGTCTCGACGGCTACAAGGGCAAGTTGATTGACAGAAATGGTGCACAGGTATTGGTCGCTAAGAGTAAAAAAGAATTGTGGTTTGCGTTTCGGGGTACTGAACCAACAAAGCTGAATGACATAGCTGCGGATCTGAAAGTGACAAAGAATTCCGCTCTTGCTGGAGGTAAGGTACACTCAGGGTTTCAGGATGAACTCGATGAATTATGGGCTGATTGCTTAAAAGAGATAGAAGCAAACAGTAAGTTAAAAACACCCAGAACAATCTATCTCACTGGTCATAGTCTCGGTGCTGCAATGGCAACAATCGCTGCGACACGTATTGAAGCTGAGTGTTTGTTTACTTTCGGTTCACCACGTGTTGGCGGTAAGCGATTTGTTCAAGAGCTTAAATGTCCACATCAACGATTTGTTAATAACAATGACATAGTAACAAAAGTTCCACCACAAATACTCGGCTATGTGCATTGCGGCGAAGAGCGTTACTTCAATGCTTATGGTTGTGAGCGCAACCCAACATACTGGCAGAGATGGAAAGACTTCTTCCGTGGTACGTGGTCTGGATGGAAGCAAGGTAAGTTCTTTGATGCGCTTACTGATCATGGCATGCAGAACTATGTTGTTTTGTCTGTTGAAGCCTCGTTGAACGACATTGAAAAGGTTGACAAATAATATGTATTGGTTTATACTAAAGTCTATTCTCGGATCTGTTGTCGGCAGTTCATTTTATAATTGGTTTCAAGGCACAACTATGGGCATTTGGTTCCAGAAGCATGTTGATGCCTTTATGCAATATCTCGCTGTTAAGTATGATATTTCGCTCGCCAAAAAAGACGCCAAGTTTCGTAAGCAATACCCACTAATAGCTGATCGTTTAGAGGCTTTAGAAGAAGACTTAGAAACATTATATTCGATGCAAGCCAAAGAAATTGCCGAATACTTGCGGAAACAGTCGGACAAACATTCTAAAGATAATAAATAGAAGAAACAAATAAAAGACAAACTCACCAAAGCGATAGTGATTATGAGACAACGAGCAAAGAAAGCAGAACAGATTATTCTCGAGTCGGATGAGATCGTATCAGCAAAGATCGGATTAGACATGGACTTATTCACATTGCTCGAAGAGCGCAGAAAGGAAGCAAGAGATCAACAAGACATCTTGCATAAAAGGATCGGAAGTTTGCGCGAAGAATTACAGAAAGGTCTTGGCAACTCTCACAAAGAGATTATGTCCGAGATCAAAGAGCTGAAGCAAGATCAGCGAGACCACGCTAGTGAAATGTCCGACCGAGTCGGTAAGCTAGAACAGTGGAAATGGCAAGCAGCTGGTGGCTTCAGCTTACTAGCATTCTTAATCACAGTAGTCGTCCCATATATTAAAGATCATATGTAAAAACTCCTTGTCTTATTGAGCTTTTTGTTGTATAATGAGTACATGAGTAATTATATTGAATCAAAATACCTTCATCTTCTCTCTTCTCAGCTAGAGCAATTCAAGCGGAAGAACGATAACCTATACAACTTTCGGTGCCCATATTGTATGGATTCTCAAACGAATCTAAACAAGGCGCGTGGTTATGTGTTTGTTAAAGAGAGTTCCTATATATTTAAGTGTCATAACTGCGGCATGGGCGCAAGCGTCAGCAACCTTATAAAACACGTCAGTCCTCATCTCTATAAAGAATATACTATGGAGAAATTCAAGGATGGGGGTGGTCACAGAGCAGCTAATACTACTCCCCTGCCAAAGAAAACTAAGACAGAGTTCCACTTCAAGAAGAAAGCGAACTATCTCAAAACACCGCTGGGTAAGCTGAAAAAGGTCTCTCAACTGCCTCCAACACACCGAGCCAAACAATATATTTTAAGTCGTGCTATCCCTACTAAGTGCCACTACAAACTTTTTTATGCTCCTAAATTCTACGAGTTCGTTAATGCTTGTGTGAAAGATAAGGTTCCCAACATCACTAAAGATGAGCCAAGAATCATCATTCCTTTTATAGATAAGAATGACAACTTGATTGGGTTTCAGGGCAGAGCAATAGGCAAGTCCGATCTGAAGTATGTAACCATAATGATTGATCCTGATGCGCCGAAGATATTTGGGCTAGATACTGTAGACTACCGCAAGCCAGTCTATGTTGTTGAAGGACCAATTGATAGTATGTTCGTTGATAACGCAATTGCGATGGCTGGAGCTGATGTGAGTGGCATTAATGCTGCAGCTGAGTATGTCTTTGTGTATGATAATGAACCAAGAAGCAAGGAAATAGTAAGACGTATTGAAAAGACGATACTTGAGAATCATTCGATTGCGTTGTTCCCAAATAGTGTGAAAGAAAAAGACATTAATGACATGATACTGTCTGGTAAGTGTGTCGATGAGATTCAAAGTATTATAAGTAATAACACCTTCAAAGGATTGTCCGCGAAGGCTAAACTGAGTGAGTGGAGAAAGATTTAAATGCATGTAAAATTAGTGTCGTATTCGGCAGCAGTGGATGGTTTATTTGGTGAGAATGAGAATCCTGATTTATTAGAAATGATCGCGTACTGTGCGAGGGTTTCTAATCCTGCCAATCAGTTCAACAATGAGACTTCAGAGAAGTTGGTAAAGTATCTAATCAAACACCAACATTGGTCTCCTTTAGAGATGGTCAGTGCGTGTATGATGATCGACACGACAAGAGATATTGCACATCAGATTGTGCGTCATCGTTCTTTCTCTTTCCAAGAATTCAGCCAGCGTTATGCTACGCCTGATGAAATGGGATATCCTTATGTTCTGCGTGAAGCGCGACTACAGGATGATAAGAACCGTCAGAACAGTGTTGACACTAATGATGAGTCATTAAGGCGCGATTGGGTCGCTGCTCAGAAAACCGTTATCGCTGCATCTCAGAGAGCATATGACTGGGCAATAAAAGCGGGCATCGCGAAAGAGCAGGCGAGAGCAGTACTCCCAGAGGGACTTACTAAAACTCGACTATATATGAATGGCACTTTGAGAAGTTGGATTCATTATATTAATCTGCGTGCTGCTAACGGTACACAAAAAGAACACATGGAAATTGCTCGTGAGTGCGCATGCGCTATTGCTGAGATATTCCCCATGGCAAATTCATTACTACAAGAACAAGAATAAAAGGATATAATATGTTTGGGCTTCCTCGTCAGCATTTGGGTGTGAAAATTGATCCCAGCAAAGACAAAACAATGACAGAGCAAGCTGTCAAACTTCTAAAAGATTATTATTGCAGAGAAGACGAAAGCACGCCGCAAGAAGCGTTTGCTCGTGCTGCAGTAGCATTCTCGGCAGGAGATAAGAAACTTGCGCAAAGAATCTATGACGCTGCATCGAACGGTTGGTTTATGTTCTCATCACCAATTCTTTCTAATGCTCCGCTCAAGGGTGAAAAGGTTAAGTCATTACCTATCTCGTGTTTCCTAACATACGTCCCTGATACTCTAGAAGGATTAATTGATCACAGCGCAGAGTTGCGTTGGTTGTCAGTAAAGGGCGGTGGTGTTGGTGGTCATTGGTCAGACGTGCGTTCTGTTTCAGACGTAGCTCCTGGACCAATGCCGTTTTTACACACTGTAGATAGTGATATGACTGCGTATCGTCAAGGAAAGACCCGTAAAGGATCATACGCTTCCTATATGGACATCTCCCATCCTGATATCGTAGAGTTCATTAACATGCGCATCCCGACTGGTGATGTGAACCGTAAATGTTTGAACCTACATCACGCCGTGAATTTATCTGATAAGTTTATGCGTGCAGTTGGTGATGATGCTGTATGGGAACTAAAGGATCCAAGCAAAGAAGAAGTGCGTGATACTATTCGTGCACGTAAGTTGTGGGAACTAATTTTAGAGACTCGCTATCGTACAGGCGAACCATATCTAAACTTCATTGACACTGCTAACAAAGCATTGCCTCAATCACAGAAAGATATGGGTCTTACTATCAAAGGTTCTAACCTGTGTAATGAAATACACCTAGTAACAAACGAAGAGCGTAGTGCTGTTTGCTGTCTATCTTCACTGAACTTGGAGAAGTATGATGAATGGAAAGATTCAACTGTTGTTGCTGATCTTATTCGTTTCCTTGACAACGTCCTGCAGTATTTTATCGACCACGCAGGGGAAGAAATCCACAGAGCAAAATACTCTGCTATGCGGGAAAGGTCTTTGGGTCTTGGAGCGATGGGCTATCACGCATACCTCCAGAAACACCGTATTGAATTTGAATCTGAAGAAGCAGTGTCAACAAACATAGAAATCTTCAAAAGCATCAAGCATCAAGCAGAAGTAGAGACATCAATCCTCGCTGCTGAACGTGGTGAATCGCCAGATATGGCAGGCACTGGTAAGCGTAATGCTCACCTGTTAGCTATCGCCCCCAACGCAAATAGTTCTTTGATTGGTGGAACGTCACCGTCAATTGAGCCGTGGAAAGCAAATGCGTTTACGTCTCGCACAAGAGCTGGCTCGCATCTAACTAAGAACAAGTATCTTGAAGAAGAGTTAGAATTGCTTAATATGAACACCGATGAAGTATGGTCTTCGATCATCACTGGCGGCGGTTCAGTACAGCACCTAGACTTCTTATCTGACCACATCAAAGGCGTATTCAAGACAGCCATTGAGTTGGATCAAGATATGATTGTTATGCAAGCTGGTGATCGTCAAAAGTATCTGTGTCAAGGTCAGTCATTGAATATCTTCTTCCCGTCAGGAGCTACCAAAGATTACCTACATAAAGTACATTATAATGCTTGGCTTTACGGCACAAAAGGGTTATACTATCTAAGAACAGAAACATCTAACAAAGCTGAGAACGTTGCGTCTAAAGTAGCACGTGACCGATTAGCAGAATTTAGCGATACCACCGCAGACACTCAAGACGAGTGTGTGTCATGTCAAGGTTAGGAGAGAGAATTGGACGTATTAATTTACAGTAAAAGTAATTGCCCATTTTGTGTTAAGGCAAAGTATTGGTTTGAAACACATGGTTATCCTGTTCGTGAAGTTAAGCTAGATGATCAAGAACAACGTTTGGCGTTCTACCAGAAACTGCCGAACGCACGATCTGTACCGCAGATCTTTATTGATGATAAACACATTGGAACATATGACGACCTTATGAAGATTGCTGACACGCTAGTTAAGAAAGCTGGTGGTCTGCTTGAGTTCTCTGAAACGTACAAACCATTCCATTATCCTTGGGCTGTAGATATTACTACACGTCACGAAAAGGCTCACTGGATCGAAGACGAGATTGATCTCTCTGAAGACGTTACTGATTGGAAGATGGGTAAGGTTACACAAGTAGAGAAAGATTACATCACCAATGTACTGCGCTTGTTTACTCAGTCAGACGTTGCGGTTGGTCAGAATTACTACGATAACTTTGTTCCTAAATTTAAGAACAATGAAGTGCGTAATATGCTTGGATCGTTTGCTGCTCGTGAGGGTATCCACCAAAGAGCATATGCTCTACTGAACGAAACACTTGGTCTGCCTGACAGCGAGTATCATGCCTTTCTTGAGTATTCAGAGATGGCTGATAAGATCGACTTTATGACAGAGAATGATGTTACTACTATGCGTGGTCTCGGATTGTCGCTTGCTAAGTCTGTGTTCAACGAGGGTGTTGCGTTATTTGCATCGTTTGTAATGCTATTGAACTTCCAGCGTTATGGTAAGATGAAAGGCATGGGCAAGGTTGTAGAATGGTCTATCCGTGATGAGTCGATTCACGTTGAGGGTAACTCTAAGCTATTCAAAGCATTCTGCGCTGAGCATCCACGTATCGTAGACGAAGATTTTAAGAAAGATATATATGAGATAGCACGACAAGCTGTGAAGCTAGAAGATAAGTTTATTGACCTTGCCTACAAGATGGGTGAAGTTGAAGGCTTAGACGCTGCAGAAGTAAAACAGTATATCCGCTATATAACAGACAGAAGATTGCTTCAGTTAGGTTTACGAACAAACTTCAGAGTAAAAGAGAATCCGCTTCCATGGTTGGAGTGGGTATTGAATGGTGCAGACCACACGAACTTCTTTGAGAACCGTGTGACTGAATATGAAGTTGCTGGTCTTACAGGAACGTGGGATGATGCATACGCATCGTAGAGAGGAATGATGGAAGAAGAAGTAAAAAGCGAACCAACCTTGGTGTGTGAAGAATGTAGTAGTGAGTATCAAGTTGTCCTGTTGAATGATGACGACATCACGGATCCTCCACTATTTTGTCCATACTGTGGCGCTGAGGTTGATGTGTCTGAGATTATGCAATTTGATGATCTCGACGAGTTAGATTTTGAAGACGAATAACTATGTAAACCCTTGGATATATAAAGGCAGACCATACGACCCATCTGAAGAAGAGTTAAAGGAATGGGTCGGCTTTTGTTATCGCCTGACTGAATTGGAAACTGGCAAGATGTATGTTGGCAAGAAGTTCTTCTGGAAGCCAAAGACTCTGCCAGTAACCAAGACTCGCAAGCGCAGGGTTAAGACTAAAGTTCCGTCTGACTGGAAAGATTATTATGGATCCAGTGAGTCGGTTAAGCTGTTAGTTGAGAATGGTACGCCATTCAAACGTGAGATATTACACCTAGCAAGAACAAAGGGTGAGTGTACATACTATGAGGCAAAGGAACAGTTTGGGAAAGATGTTCTTTTGCGGGACGAGTATTATAACGAGTTCATCGGTTGTAAGATACATAGTAAGCATGTGAGTAAGTTGAAAGAAGAGTTCAAGTCTTAAATATATAATGAGGTTATTATGAATAAAGATCCTGTGAAGTTGTTTATTGGTACGTCATCTAATGGTGAAGACGCATTGATTGAGATGGCGTATGAGTACACGTTGAGGAACAATTCCTTTCGTAGTATTGAAATTGTTTGGATGCGTAAAACAGATGATCCTAATTCTTTCTGGCATGGCTTTGCTGATCAGAATTGGTCTACTCCATTCTCAGGATTCCGCTGGGCTATCCCCGAATACTGTAACTTTGAAGGACGAGCAATATACACTGATGTTGATATGTTAAACTTCCATGACATTGGTGAGTTGTTTGATATGGATATGGGCGACAATGTAATGCTTGCCCGAGACGGCACACGGTTTGGTGGTAAAGAGTTCTGTGTTATCTTATTTGACTGCTCTAAGTTTAAAGGTCAAAAGCCGTCAGCCCAATGGAAAGTCGATCCAACAGCACACCACAGGTTCATAAACTTTGTACAACAAGAGATACCCATCGGCACTTTAGACCCTGCATGGAATAGCCATGACGGTGATGTTGAGCCATTCAAACAAATACATTACACTCATATGCCAACCCAGCCATGGAAGCCGAAATGGTTTACTGGCGAAACTGTTGACCATCCTAAACACGAGCTGGTTGAGTTGTTTTGGGATAAAGTGGATGAAGCTGAAAATGAAGGATATCGTGTTGAAGATTATGCGGTTGATCGTGGTATACAATATGGGATTATCGGACAATGAGTGACACAATAGTTATAGATGAAGAAAATCTTGATGGAATAGTGCAATGCAACCCAGTAGTATTTGCTGCCTGCGATAGTCTGTACTTCATGAAACATGGCGAAGCATTCGTCAGGTCGGTTACTGGTAGTGGTGGAATGCCTTGCCATGTACATATAGTGAATCCTTCTCCGATGGTATATGAAAGAGTTTCCTTTCTCATGGATGATGTGGACGAGAAGTTTACATGTACATTTGAAGAACTAGACACTAATGGTATGACTGATGATGACCGTGTCAAAGAATATAAAAATTCAAAACACAAAAATTTGCCAGTTGTATTGGCTAATGCTGGAAAGGTGTTAGTTCTTAACATCGACTCAATTGTGATGAATACTATTGTCCTGCCTGATTCTTTGTTAGCTGTCTCTGGAGACTCAACAAACCCGAACACTAATGCGCTTTATATCGACAATAAAATACATGAGGTATCTAATGTGTTGGCTTGGTATGCTCATGAGCGCGAGAGGACTGGTATTGAGACCATAGAGCATATGGCTCTAGAACTTCATGATGAGATACAGTGGTTGGGGCAAGAGTTTATTAGCAATGGCGTTGATAAAACTAGTATGATAATGGCAATAGAGGAATAGTCATGGATATATTAAACTTGTTAGGAAATACATTAAGTTATGCGATGATTGGTCTTATGGTCACAAGTGTTATCGTTGGTGTGTTATATTTGATTGTGGTGACAGACATTGGCGTTGATCGTCGTAGAGGCAAGGACTAGTGCGTTGGTGGCGATTATGGGCTAAGTCACTGGGGGAGAAAGTCGGCAGTAAAGGCGAAGCTGACCTTGTAGCGTCCATAAGAACGGTGATTGTCCTTGTAAACTTTATTACATGCTTTGTTATCATAGCAGGGGTGATCCACCAATGGTAAGCCAAATATTACCCAAATAACGCTTGCCTTTCACCCAAATGTGTAGTATAATAACAACTTAACAATGCCTCCTTAGCTCATTTGGTAGAGCAGCTGACTTGTAATCAGCAGGTGATCCGTTCGAATCGGATAGGAGGCTCCAGATAAAGTGTGTCAGATGAAAATAAAAATTGAGCTAGAAATTGATACTGAATCCCAGAGCGATATGGAAGCTATGGATGATTTAATTGAAATAATTGAACGTTTAAAACAAGGTGAATAATAGATGAAGATGTTAAATGATAGCGTGTTAGTCATGCTGGAAGCGGAAGAAAAAGAAACAACAACGATGGGCGGCATTATCCTAACTGGGACACCTGACGATGATCAATCATCTAAGCCAGCAACTGTATTGGCTGTAGCCGATAGCGTCGAAGACGTGGTGGTTGGTGATGTCGTATACCTGAGCTGGGTTAATAGTATTCCCATTACTGTAGAGGGAAAGAAGCTAAATATCGTTCCTGCTGAGAATATTAAAGTTGTATTGTAGTTGACTTATATTGAGCAATGTAGTATAATAAACTCATGTTATTGATTGCTCGGATCTGGCTGTTATTTTGGTTGGCGTTTGCGGTTGATAATCAAGACGACCTTTATGGCGTTAGAACGTCAATGCGAAGATTCGAAGAATGTAGAAGACTTGTTGGAGATAATGATGTTTAGTAAATTTATGAAGACACGTGCCGCTATCGGCTTTGGTTTAACGATCGGTCTTGTTGGGCTGGTCGCTGGTGTTGTGATGTTTGATCCTGTACAAATAGTGGTAAGTGTTACACTTATCGGTTGCGAAGTAGACCAATGGTTGAAACGAGACAAAGCGTAAATATGTGAGGCAATGGGGAAGTCTCAACGAGGATCGCGATAGAGCCAAAAGCTCTGTGACACGTGATCGAAGAACCACTTCTTTTGTTATTTAATTCGGTGATATTTTATGAGGTATTGTATGGTTTATAATCAATTTAGTCGTGACGAATTGCGCGATCTTCTTGTCGCGAATGTACTACAAGTTACATTCGACAAACTGAACGGTGACGAGCGTGTTATGACATGTACTCTTAAACGTGACATTCTTCCAGCTGCTGTTGCTTCTAAAGTTGATGGCGACACTAAGAAAGCTGCGGAAACTTCTTTGTCTGTTTGGGACGTTAATGCTAATGGCTGGCGATCTTTCCGTATGGATAAGATTAAATCTGTTGCTCATGTTGACTTGGAAGTTGAAGCATAATGAGCCTTGATGTCATAGCAGAAGAAGAAATGGTTGATGTCTCGTTTCCGAAACCCCAAGCTGACGGCACATATGCTGACGCTAAAGGCGGCACGGAAATGATGGCTGAACGGATAACCGATATCTTAGAAAGGAATGGGCTTGATGATAAGATCAATGTGATCCATTCTAGAGTTCGTGAAGATAGTATCGATCTTTCTAAAAAGAACATTCTTCTTCTGCATGACACTTGTGATGATCCAGAAGCTGCTCATCTAAGTAAGCCGAGCAGCAGGAATAAGTTTGATAAAATTGTATTTGTGAGCAATCACCAGATGCAATCATTCCACTATCAACATGCTCTTCGCTATAAAGAAACGCATGTTATCCACAATGCTATCGATCCAATCGTGTTGACCGAACCAAAGCCAACCGAGCGAATCAACCTAATCTATCACACAACTCCTCATCGCGGTCTTGAGATTCTTGTTCCTTGCTTTGAGTGGGTATGCAATCACTTTAAAGATCAGGTGGAATTGCACCTTGATGTGTATTCGTCATTCAATGCTTATGGTTGGGCAGATAGAGATATCCCATATAAACACGTGTTTGAAAAGGTTGACTCTCATCCAAATATGACGTATCATGGTTATCAGCCTAATGATGTTGTGCGTGAAGCTCTAAAACAAGCACATATCTTTGCATATCCTAACATTTGGCAAGAGACTTCATGTATTGCTGCTATAGAAGCTATGAGTGCTGGATGTGAGATTGTTTGTCCTAATCATGGAGCATTACCAGAAACGACTGCTGGGTTTGCGACAATGTACCAGTATCATGAAGATCCCAATAGCCATGCGCATGAATTCATTGAGACATTGGTCAATGCCATACACAGCCATCGCTCTGCTGGACAGCAAAGTAAGTTGCAAATGGCTAAATCATATATTGATATTTTTTATAATTGGAGTTACAGAGAGAGTGAATGGCTCCAACTGTTTAGTAAGCTACTGAGAGAATAAATTATGAAAGGTACGACTGCTGGATCATTGAGATATGATATGTCTGGACGTAAGCGTAAAACAAAGGCATTAAATACAACAAAGAAGTATAAGCCTGCATTCCAAGAACTAGTGGTCAAGCCATCAAGATATGTAAGAGACGAGCAACCTGAATATAAGTCTGCTCCTCTCACACCCCCATCGTCCAATGTTCAAGTTGACGATTCCTATAAGCACGAAGTCTCTAAGAACTATACTGTGTCCATAGCCTACAATAAAGGTGGATACATGGTCGTGCCCAACTCTGATTTAACCCATATCGGCAAATAATTCAAAATAAAGGGTTGACATCCTACATAGACTATAGTATACTTGTTGTTCAAATTGAGTGAGATTAAGATTATGGCTAAAGAACCTGAAAAGTACGTCCGCAAGAAGATCCGTAAACCACGTAAACCAATGTCAGCTGAGCAAAAGGCAGCTGCCGTAGAGCGTCTGGCTAAAGCTCGCGAAAAGCGTATGCTTGAGAACCCACCAACCTATAAGAACATCCACCAAAATGTTCTTGACCTCCCGACTGATGATCCGCTCCACATGTCTCACGTGAAAGAGTGGATCAAACATCAACGTGAAATTGCCTCGGCTGAGGGTAAGAACGACCGTGCTGGTATTAAGGGTGCACTTGCCAAGAAGATTATGGCTGAAGGTTATGCCCGCAACCTGCAGCGTTATCTTGAAAGCGGTGATTGGTGTGATATGTTCTGGGGTAAAGATCGACAGAACAGGATGGGTGAAGTCTGTTTAACTCTTGCATATGATGCGCAAGGCAATCCGAAACGCACTCAAGGTGTATTTTATCCAGACCTTGGTTATGTTTGGGGCGTCTCTGAAGATAAAGGTGGTATGCCTGCTGACTGGAGCGACACACAAGAAGCGGCTGTTGAGCAACCGATTGTTGCTGCTGGGTTATCTAACTTGGAGGACTTCTTTGGTGAGTAAAGGTAATGTAATTGATTTAACTTCAAGACTTAGACCAAAGCCTGCTACAGCTCAGGAGCAATATGAGGAGTATCAAGGTGAGACTGAAGAGATGGTTCAGAAGTGGATCAACTATCTCCTTGATGAGTTGTTGGAAACTGATGTTGCGGATGACTCCCAAACGTTTGCTCGCGACTTTGTTTTCATAACTGAAGCAATACGATCACTAGTCTATCGGAACAGAGGCGAGGGGCATATGTTCCAACACGTAGCTGATAAGATGATTGCTGTAGAGATTGACGAAGAAGATGATATGGTTTATGCTCAATGGATGTTGGATGTTGATGAGAATATCCCATTCCCAGCAGACCCTGCGGATCCTGACTACGACCTCCCTGATAATGATAAAGGAACATAGTATGTTATTAGAATTTATGTATGGTTTTTTGTTATCATTTGCTATTATACTATCAATCATCACAGCCACTATTGTAGTCACTAAAACTTGTTTGTGGATCAACCGAAGATTATAATCAATGCTTAGTCCTTTACTGTGTACTCTATGTTTAACGATGGCAGAACCAATGTCAACATTAGACAAACTGAGACAAGATTATGATATGGAGTGGACAATCCTATATGGTAAGAAGTCATATTTCCATATTGATCTAAGCGATAAAGATTACTTTGAAATAACATTCACTAAGCATTTTTAGTAGGGCATATATGATAAGTTATAGTACAAATTGGATGGGACCAATTGCTACTCGTTGGTACGAAGATAGAAATATTCCGTTTGAGATCAGAGAAACATCGGGTAAAGTACTGCCTAAAACTGAGTATAAACATTTCTTAGAATCGTACTCATGTGGTCGCATAGACATCTATGGTTTAGATGAAAGTGAGCATTGGAGTGGTAAGTCTGAGTATGGTGTTGCTCCAATGCGAACTGAATCTTGGAACCTACTCTCTGACTATCTCGA